AAACCACGTGAACTTTTATTACCATATATTCCTATTCCATCAATTTATGGTGAAGGTGGAATTCTTACATGGACTGGTGCCGCAGTTATTGGTGGTCTAACTACTATTCTCGCATATATCTTAAATACTGTAATCTATACCTTAGTATAAGAATGTTGTCTCCATGGAGATATAATTCTAAGGGTTGTTTAAAAGATCCTCCTGCCCAACAACATCCTAGAATTTTATTTGGTCCTGGAGCATATTTAACTCGTGAATTTGCAAAAGAATATAATATTAAACATGTTATAAATTGTGCACAAGAAGAATATTCACCTACATGGTTTAAAACTGAATTCTCAGAAAACTATGTATGTTTAAATGCAATAGATTCTGAAAATGTTGAAATTCTTAAATGGTATCCTGATTTTTCTAAATTTATGAAAATTTTTTTATCTAAAAGTGGATCTATATATGTTCATTGTCAAGCAGGAATTAATAGATCGGGATTTTTATATTTAGCTTATTTATGTTTAGAACAAAATTTTAATATACAAAATTTAGAAAAAGCAATTATTAAACAAAGACCATGTGCATTAACAAATAAAGCTTTTAGAAGACAGGTTTATCAAAAAGTCGCTGAAAAACTTTTAGATGATAATTATAATGGCAAATCTAGATAAAAATCCGTTATGGGATTCAATGAAATCTAAAGATCCTTCAGCTTCTCAAAGCTTAATGGGTCCATCATATAGTTATGCTGATAATATTCAAGGCCCTTCTTCTATGGGTGTAGGATCTAATGGTTCAATTTCACAAATTGGTACTAATACTGGTGCTATAATAAATTATGTGAAATATATGATTAGTGGTCCTGCATTAGGAAATCAATTTTTTGTTAATACTGGTGGAACTTGTATAGCTCCAGATAAATCTGTTCAACCACGTTATAATTATATTAATAATATTTCAAATGGTGCTGATGTTTTACCTAGAGCAATGAAACAAGATTTAGCTGGTATTGCTTCTGATTTTGATGGTTTAATTCCTGGAATGTTACAAGATGTTGAAGGATTAAATCCTCTTTATTTAATGGGTGCTTTAGCTGCAGATTCTGAACCTACATGTGAATGTTATACTTGTAATACTACAGGTGGGCAACAATCATATTTTTTAAATACAGATTTAACACCAGATTTTGATCCAGCTTTATGTACAAAAGTTGATCCATCAGTATGTGTAAAAACTACTGAAGGTTTTTCCGAAATTTCAGGATTTTTAATATTTGGAGGAATTCTTATAGGTATTTTAATAGCATTAAAGTAGAGAAGAAAATGGCCGATAGTGCTTTTCGAATTAAAAAAGTTAGAGAATCTCAAGTTACTTTAGGAGGAACCTTAGATTCTGTTCATCAAAATATAGTCTCTTCATTGAAAGAATCTACTTTAAATCAAGAAACTTTACAAGAATCAATTGCTTCTCTTGAAAAAGAAATTCAAGAAATTGAAAAATCTTCTTCTATTAATGTTACTCTAATTGCTAAAAAACATGAAGAATTAAGAAGTCTTTTAATGAAAATTAAAGATTCAAATCAATTACTTTCATATTTTTCTAAAAATGCTGATTTAATGTTACAATATTATGGAACAAATAATAATTCTGTTTCATTATCAAGAATTAGTGAACAAAATACTTTTATGAAATATTTAACTACAGAAGAACCACAAGGTTTATCAAGAAAACAAGTATTTGATGAATATATTTCAAGAATGAAAATTGGTGTTTCAGTTGTTGAATCTATTGAATCTGAACATTGTATAAAATGTAATGTAGCAAAAGAAGAAATTGCTTCTGAAGGTATTCTTGCTTGTCCTATGTGTGGTTCAGAAGAATATATGATGGTTGTTTCAGATACACCAGGATTTCATGATCCACCAAAAGAACGTAATAATTATGCTTATAAGAAAATTAATCACTTAAATGAAATTTTAAATCAATTTCAAGCTAAAGAATCAACTATAATACCAGATGATGTTATGAATGAAATTATTATTGAAATTAAAAAAAGAAGAATACAAAATGTTGCAGATTTATGTGAAAAAGATATACGTGAAATCTTAAAGAAAATAGATCGCAGTAAATATTACGAACATGTACCACATATAGTTTCTCGATTAAATGGCAATCCTCCTCCTACTATAACGCCAGAAATTGAAGAAAAAATTAGAGCAATGTTTCAAGAGATTCAAGCTCCATTTTTATTATTTTGTCCAGATGACAGAACAAATTTCTTATCATATTCATATATTTTATATAAATTCTTTGAATTATTGGAATTAGATGAATATAAGATTTATTTTCCTTTATTGAAATCACGTGATAGATTAATTGCACATGATCAAATATGGGAAAAAATATGTGAATATCTAAGATGGGAATTTATTAGGTCAGTATAGTTTACATATAAAACGAATTAAGATAGTAAAATAGATAAGACAGAAAAAAATGTCTATTGAATTTAGTATTGATACAACCAATAAAGGACTTTGGAGAACTTTAGCAAATAATGAATATGAAGATTGTCTACAACCTCTTTTGGAAATCATTGATAATTCACTTGCAGCTGAATCTACAGTAATTAAAATTTCTGTAGATTTTGAAACAAATCGAGGATCTATTGAAGATAATGGAAAAGGATTTCCTACAACACCTGAAGAACTTTCTAGATGTATGACATATTCTCCAGATAAAAGAGTTCAAACTTGTTTGAATGAACATGGATGTGGACTAAAATCTTCTCTAGCAATTTTGGATTCACAAGATGAAGAATGGTCAATTACATGGAAAAAAGGAGGAATTTATCAAATTAAAGCACCATATTCTTCTAAAAGTCATATAGCAAAAAAAATTGATAAATGGCATGGAAAACTAGATGATAAGACTGGAACTCTTATTGAATTTCCAATTCAGAAAAAACAATTGAGTTCTTTATATTCGAATAAAAGAACTGCAATGGTAAATGTTATTCCTAAACTTAAAGAAGAACTTTCTCAATATTGGATGCGTCTTCATAGATTTACAAATGGAACAGTTAAAATGTATTTGAATGATGAAGAAATTATTCCATTTGTATTTCCACATGATGATACAAATTATGTATCATCAGTTAAAAATTTTAATTGTTTGCTATCTTCAGGAGCAACTCTAGAAGTTAATCATTATGTTATTAATAAACATATTCCTAATTCATGGTTTCGTAGAACAATTACATCAAATGGTGTTTATGCTTTTAAAAATGGTAGACTAATTGAGAAAATTACAAGTGGAAGTCTTTATAAACAAATTACACAACGTGATGTTAATCCAACTCTAAATGGTAATATTGCAGTTATTAATATGTGTGGAGAACAAAAAGATCTACCAATTACAGTACCAACTAAAAATAAATTTAAACCTAGTAATAATCCTCTATTTGATGAAGTAATTTCTATTCTTCAACGTGAAATTAAATTTGTAGAAACAAATGAAAAAAATGAATCTGAAGAAACTCTACTTACTAAATTTGAAAAAATGCGTTCAGATGCATTTGGTTCTGAAGATTATGATTATGAATTCAAAACTAAAGAACATATTAAATTTTCTGAAGATAATTTGAATTCACCACAACTTGATGCATTTGAAATTATTGGAAATAAAGCAGTTGTATATGAAGCTAAACGTGAAAATAAAGCATGTCTACAACATATTAATCAAATTTATTGTAATTGGATTTTAAGTATTGATGCAATTAAAGAAAAATATCTTTCAATTGAAAAAGTTATTCCTATTCTTCTTATTAATGCACATGAAGATACATACACATTAATTGAAAGTCTACAAATAAAAATTAAAAAATTGAATGAAAATTCAAAAATTGGATTTCCACTTGAAATTAGAAATTATGATAATAAACAACTTTATAAATTTAAATAAAAATAAAAATTATTAATTAATAATACTTATTATAATAATTAGTTCGAAGAGGACATGCAACATATTTTTTTCCATTAAGATAACCAAAACATCCTAGTTTTTCCAAAGCATCTTTTATCTCTAGATTAAGAAAATCATCAAGTGAAAGACGTGCTTTTTTAGCAAGAAGATTTAGAGCTTGTTCATGAGTTAGACGTTTAATTTTTTGACCATTTTCATCAAAATCAAGTTTTTTCTTAATAGCTACAAGTTTTGCATAAGGTGAAGGCCATGCAGAATGATTATATAGTTTACGTAGTTGACGTGGATCCATCTTTTTTTTAATTCTAAATTTAAAAAGAAGTTTTTCCGTTTTAGAGAGACCAATCAATAACAATATATTCTTGTTTGAGCCGGATATCGATAAATGGTTTCATTCGTTCATCAATATCCGCAATATCATACATTTTTTTATCCAGGCCTCTATAAAGAAACTTGGTGTCAACTTTAGAGTCTGGAAACAAGGTTTGAAGCTTCTCGAGAATATCAGGCATGTTGTCTCTGATGTATGGATAATGGTTTCCAACTTCTAGTTGAAAACGTGTCTGTGTACTAGTTCTAGCGATGTTCATAACTTGATGACAGATATTTTCTACGTAACTTTTCACATTTCTAATACGAGTTTCTTCATCAGCCTGAGCTTTAAGTCCAAGCAAAGTAGAACGTGATAATACGCGCACGGGTTCCATCTTCTTTTTTAGAATTCCAAATTTAAAAAGAAATTTTTCCGTTTTAGATTTAGATCCAAGTAAATTCGAGCATACCAAGAGCAAAGTTTAGTTCTTTTGCTCTTTTTTGCATAAGATTTTTACTATCTAGTTCTTTAACTTGTTGTTCATTAATTTCACGACATCTTTGAATAAATTCTTGAGGTGTAGTTTTCCAATCAATAACATTTTTTTCAATTAGTTTATCTCTTAGAGTATCAATAGACAGAAATGGTCTTTTAGTTTTACCTGTTCTAACTACAATATCTTTAAGAGGTCTATCTTTGTTAAATTCATTAGTAAAAGCTTCAATATAAGTATTTGCTACAAGAATTGGGTCATTAGTCCATTCCATAGATTTTGTTGTATTAGTTTTTTTAAATAGTTGAATAGCTTCAGATTCATCTTGACAAATTTTTTCAGAAA